TCCCGTGCCGCCCGCCCCGCCCCGAGCGCCGCCACCCAAGAGGCCACCCAGATTCCCGAACCCGGAGACAATGGCATTCGTCAGGCCCACCGTGACCAACTGCGCGGCGATCTGTGCCAGAATCTTTTTGGTGAAGTCCAGGACGCTCGTGAGCACATCTTTGAAGCTCTGGAAGCGGCCTTCCATGGCATCAAAGAAAATGGTCTGGAAGCCCTGCTCCATCGCTTGAGCCGTCCGACGAGCCATATCCACCGACATCCCGAACACGGAATCCCGATCCTGTGAATACCGCTGCAATCCCCGTCGCCACCCGGCGATCAGGTCGTCGTTCGCTCGCTCGGCCAATTGCGTATCCCGAGCGCTGGCCGACTCCACAAGCCCTTCGACCGCCCGTCGGCCCAACGTAGGATCGCCGGCCTCGGCCAGATCAAAGGCATCCCCCACATGACCCGGGGTCTTCCGCAGAAAGAGGATGCGGTCCACTTCTTCCTTGGTCAGCCGCAGCTTGAAGGCCAGTTGCTCGCGGAGTAGTTCCCGTTCCTGCTTGGCCAGCTCGGCATCACTGGCAAAGCGGGCCACGGCCATGTCATGCTCGCCCTTATAATAGACTTCAGCGTCCGCCATCGCTTGCCGGCGCAGGTTTTCTTGAATGTCATACTCCGACTTAAACTGAGCGACCAGGCGAGCGCCCAATTGCTCTTCGGCCTTCAATCGAGCCACCGTGCCGTCGACCGTCGCTTGTGCCCGGGCGGCCTGGATCGCCTTATCGTTGGTCAGGATCGATTGCCCCAGCTCGACGACTTTATCTTTATGGCGCTGCTCTTCGGCCAGCTTCGCTTGAATCGTCTCGAAGCCCAGCTCCGTCAGCGCCTTATGATGGCGCTCTTCATTCGCCTGTTGTTCCCTGAGCGTGCTCCGCACCGCGAGCAACTCATCGGTCCGGAACCGGGCTTTCGCGGCCACCATCTCTTCCGCGGATCGCATCTCCATCGCCGCCGACGCGTCATAAAGTTGGGCCTCGGCTTGGATCGAGGCCCGGGTCCGCTCCAGTCGGGCCTGAAGGATCTTATCTTGCCGGCCAAAGTCCCCACCGAGTTCCGCCCCCCGAATACTGAGTGGAGCGATCGTGGGTGTCCGATTACTCGCGCCCCCTGCGAACGCCAATCGGTCCCGCTCCAGATTGCCCACGGAGTTCTGGACGATGGCCCGCCCGAGGATTTCCTGCGTCACGGGGTTATTGATATTGCCGGGCGTCATCCGCTGCATTTCGCGCCGGCCCTTCATTTCCGTTTCGATGCTCTTCTCGATCCCGGCCCGCAGCTTTTCAAACCATTCCAGCGCGGTGACCACGGCGACCTTGGTCCCTTGGCCAATCGTCGTCAATAGGTTCTCCCACTTCGCCTCAACCTGCTTCAGCCGATCCGCATCCGAGAGCGCCCCATCGCTGAGTTTATTGATCGCATCCCCGGCCTGCTCCGTAATGGCCTTCGTCGCGAGCATGACCTTTTCTTGCTTGGTGATCGCATCGGTGGTCCGATTGGTGGAGACGGCGAGCTTGCGGACCTCTTCGTCCAGATCCACATAGACGCCGATATTGGCGAGGATCTGCGAGCGGCCCGTGATTGCGGCTTGGACGAGGTTATCGAACGCCGTGGGCAGATCGGTCCCCATCACATCGTCCAAGACATCGGCGGCTTTGGTGAAGGTGCGGATCTGATCCGGATCGAGGCCGACGGCTAAGGCCCGACTGGCGAGCGAGGCCGCGTTGGCAATCGAGAGCTGCCCCCGGGCAATCGAATTGAGTTCGCCCACCATCATGTGAGCGTTGGAATTGAACTGCGCCATCTGCCGGTTGAGCCGGCCCATGGTCTCTTCAAACTGCGCGCCCTTCCCGGCCAAGGCCCAGACCCGTTCAATGGACCGCTCGGCCACGAAAATTTTCGCGGACAGATCCAGGAAGTTATGCTTGATCTGGCCGATGATCCCGGCCAGCGCGGTCCCGCCACTCTGGGCTTTCGCGGTCCCGATTTCTATATCAATGCGGGCATTATTGTCAGCCATGGGTCTCCGTCTTGGGCTGCTCGATCGTGATCGTCTTGCGCTTCTCCGCCGCGTCCAGATAGTCGGAGTCGAGCCGTCGCATCATCCGCATAAATCGCATCCGGGACTCCACGGGGATATTCGCCAATCGGCAATACGCATCAATCTCGGTCAAGGGGATCGGCATCGCCCCGGCAAATCCGGAGGGACGAGAGGCCGACAGATAACAGAACGCGCGATACCATCCTTCCGCTTCCTCCATGACACTGGGCCGGGATCGCATCACCTTACTGTCCGGCCCGAGCGATTCGTAGAAGGCGAGGTCTTCAGGGGACTTGGCATAGGCCAGATTCCACGAGAAGACCTCTAGGAGTTTTTTGCGACGGCCTCCTCTTGATCCACCCGATAGGCTTCGACATCGCCCATGATCGCCAGCAATCGCTCGCGCAGCCGTATCCACTTCAGATTGGTCAAGATGTCGACGGCGACCGCGTGGGAATAGGGCACGTGAACCCCATCGCCCTGGAGATCCCAGTTCTTCCAATCCAGGATCACCACTTCGGCAATCGCCTCCATGGTCAAGCGATCCCGCATCTCGGCATCCATCTTGGCCCCGTGGCGCATCATGAGCGGCTTGGATCGCCGTTCAATCGCTTCCCGATAAGCCGGGTTATCCATACTCCCCACCAAGACGGCCGACCGGTCGCCAATCTCGGATTCCGCCACCGCAAAGGAACTCGCGGGCTCGATCACATGCCAGACGCCCTTGGTCACTTTCTTCTCGTCCACTGCAAAGGTCTTAAAGAGATTCATGGCTCCTCCTCACTACGTGACAGATGTTCGGTACGGGTCATCGACTGCTGGGCGCACTGCGTCGGGGTCCATCATAATAGGGACGACTGGGCATCGGGTCATTGCGCTGCTTATACTCTTGCTGCACGGTATTGAGTTCCTGATCGAGGGAATAGAGTTCCCGCTTGAGCTGGCGATATTCCTCTTGCACGGTTTCGGGGGCTTGGCTCATATCCGGGTAGCGATCTTCGATCTTCCAGATCCGCTGTTGAATCTGGGACGACCGGTCCGTCAGGATCTTTTGCTCCAACCGCATTTCAATCAAGGTCACATCGGCATCATGGGCATAGCGGGAATCGACGAAGGTCGCCCCGTTATAGGCGGCCGTCGAAAAGGCGACGAAGCCCCCGAATGCGGTGATCGCTAGCTTGATCGGTTGTTCCGCAAAGCTCCACATGGATGCGCTCCTATGGATTAGGAGAGGGACCGAAGCCAGCGGCCCCTCTCCGCGCCATAATGCTTAGGTCAGGAGGTCCACCTGCATCATGGCATTATCGGTCGCATTCCGCTTGGCCGTGAAGTCCATCATGACGGTCACGTCCTGATTCAGCCCGGCTCCCACCGGCTGGGCATTGGTAAACTTCAAATTGGAAATCGTGATGATCGTCCGGTCATCTTCCGCACTATCGAATTCAAACACCAGCGAGCTATCGGTATGGTTGATGAACTTGTTATAGAGTGCCAGATCCTCGAAGTAGGCTTCGACGCTGCCCGTAATGTCGAACGAGCCGAGATTGATCCCGATGGGGAACTTATTGGCAATCGCCGTGAGCTGTCGTGGATTGGCGTTCAGATTGAACTTGACCGACTTCACCTTGGTCGTGAGCGCCACTCCGCCTTCCTCGATCCGGCCCATGTTGCTGGTCGCCCCGCAGACCGAGAGGGCTCCAGCCGGCGTGACCGATCCGGAGACCGTGGCACCAGCGGGGAAGGCCCCGGCTCCTAATAGCCCGAATGATCCGGTGATGATCTGCTCCGCCGTCACATCCATCGCCCAGGTGCCGACCCGGCAGCCCCGGAAACTAATGAACTGGTTAATGTCCGCGAAGTGTTTCTCGACCAGATAGGATTTCTTGGTCGTCCCGGTGCGGATATACTTCATGAGCACCGTTGCGCCATCGGCATCGTTCTGCAGCGTGCCGGTCGCATTATTGATCGTCAGGGTCGTCGAGGTCTTGGCCGTGATCCGGAACACGCCATTGTTATTGGCGTTCGCTCCGCTCACCCGGACATAGGCTCCCACGACATAGCTGTTCCAGGTCGCGGCCGGAGCCGTCAGGACTTGGACGCCGGCCCCAGAGGCCGCAATATCCAGGTTCCCGGCCGATCCGGTAAAGGTGGCGGTGGCGAAGACCGAGCCCAATGCCCCTTCAATCAGCTTATCGAAATCGCCGAACTTATATTCAAAGTTGATCGGCCCGCCGCTCCCGGCTCCGACTTCGATGATGTCCTCGATCAGCCGGTCGGACCGGACGAGCTGGCTGGTGATGCTCCGCTTATTATAGACCAGCCCTTCGCTGACATAGGGCAACGAGGCCATCGTCGGCGCGGAGGGGGTTTCGTTCCAGACGGTCTCCTCAGAGAATCGAATGTCAACGCGGTTGCTTTCTGCTTGTGCCATGGATCAGTCTCCTCTCGATGTGATGTGATCAATACTGTTTATCTCGAATGAACGGCACATTGACATTGACCTGATACCATCCGTTCTCCACGCCCACTGGGTCGATGGACGGCACCCGACAGGTAATGGTGCCGCTCCCTCCATAACTGAATTGCGCCCGGTCGAAAATCGCCGCGATGGTTTCCGCATATGTCCGCGCCAGCTTGGTTCCGGTATCAGGCAAGGTGAACACCTGAATGACCACCACTCCAGCCCATCGCCGCATTGCCACCGTGCCCAGGCTGACCTGTTCCCCTTCGCCGTCCAGAATAAACAACGCCACATACGGGGTCGTCTGTTCTTTGAAGGGGACATTGCTCCAGACGATCGGCGTCGTGGTCCAGTTATCATTGAACCGCTTTTCGATGGCGATCCGTTCATCTTCAAAGCCTGTGCTCATAGCCCGGCATCCTGGAGGCCCGCCCGAATCAACTGGCTCATCTTGACGTTCATCTCTTGGATCGAGAGCGCGACCATCCCGGACGGGGCCTGCCGACTATGGCCCTGCTCCAATCGGACGATGTACGGCAGATTATTGGAGATCCAGATCGTATCGCCGGTCTTCACGACGAAGTCATTCTTCAAGGGTTGCAAGGCGAACTTGCTGGCCGCGAGCCGCTTGGCCCGCTGCACCAGCCGGGGATTGATCTGATCGCGGACATGGGTCCTCACTTCCGCCACCACGGCCCGGTTGACCGTATTGACGCTGATATTCCAGGATGAGCGGGCTCGCCCGGTATCCACCGGGGTCCGTCGGACGATTCGACCAAAGAGATCGAAGGCCACGCGCTTGGCGACCAGGCCCGGAGATAATTTCACTTTCTCCGCGAATCGGTCGAGCTGAATACTGAAATGTCGAAAGTCGTTCGCCATTAGGGCTTCCTGATCTGGAGGACCCAGGCCGCATCGGCTGGATCGGTGGCAATCGCAATGACGGTCCAGAGGGACCCGTCCGCTTTCGTGATCGTATCGTTGATCGTCGGGACCGTCGGGAGATCCGGATTCGCCAGAATCACTTTCTGATCTTCCGCCCGGATCGCCTGCCCATCGATCTCGATCCGCTTATAGCTCGTAAAGATCATCGGGATGTCCGGATAGGTGGTCCCCGGCGAGGTGATCGCCCCCGTCGTCGGGTTATAGCTCGGGGTACTGATCGACCGGTAGATCCCCAGCTTCTGGATCGCCAGCGCCGGATTCCGCAGGCTGCCCAATCCCCGTTGCACCGCTTGTTGAATAATGTTCATACTCGCACCAGTTTCGCGATCCCCCCGCCCGGCCCAGTGCTCATCCCATAGGATGACACGATCGAGAGGACCGAGGCCGGCAAGACCGGGCGCACATCATGGTTATCGAAATCGACCGAGACGGTATCCGCCGTGACCGAGGTGATCCCGAATCCCCGTTCCGTCGTGCGATCTTCAGCCAGGAGATAGCGGGCGAGTTCCGCGGTCGCCTGTTTGAGGAAGGTCGGGATCGCATCCTGTGGCAGATAGAGATGGCCGTCACGATCGAGCACTTGTATCCGAGGCCAGCGGAGCGCCTGCGTGGTGCTGGTCGGATAGCCCTTCCAATCCATTTGCTCATCGAGCAGCCGGGTCGCCCAGATCAAGGCCCGGGTGTTGGCGTCTTCATCCCCATTGACCCAGGAGTCCCCGTAGACATGGGCTTCGTGATAGGCATTCGATTCCTCCAGCGTGCAATAACTATTCGCATTGGAGGCTCCCGGTGTCGCAATCAGGGTCAGTGCCATGGTCGACTCCCTAGTTGATCCGCGGGGTCACTTTGAACTTGCCTTTGAAATAGACCCGGGCTGGCGCATCCCCGGCCACCGTGTCCGTGATCCGAATGTCATATTTATAGCTGCCCTTCACCACATCGAAGCTGCTCATATTGATCGGGATCAGCCCCCCGGTGACGCCGAGCCCTGGAAAGGTCTTGGGGGGACTCAAGGCCAGGTCATCGCTGGAGCCGATGCTCAAGACCGCCGTCCAGCCGATCACGACGGCATCGGTGCCATCTTCATTCGTCAGATGGACCACGACATCGTTCGTGTCATCTTCCGAGCGGGTCATATCGATCAGGGTCGGTGCGCCAATCAGCTCAGTGGTCATAGCACCCCTCGCTCTAACAGAAGGTGAGACACGGGCGCATCTAATTCCTGGATCTGGGCCGGTGCCGACAATTGCCAAAAGGCCAGAGTGGTTTGTAGGGCCGGCACCTGAGCCAAGGCCGAGAGGACCACCACGACGCCGACCGTCGAACTGATCCCCATGGAGACTTCGCCGGTCACGGAAATCGAGAGAGTCATGGACGAGGCGAAGGTGATCCCCGTGGTCAACGGGGCAACGATGGATAGCGAGATCGGGAGCGCGCTCGCGAGATGAATCGCGGTAGCGAGGGCTCCGGTCCCAGCCATTGCAATGGTCAGAGCCGAGGCCAGAGTGATGGCCGTATTCAGATCCGCGGCCGTCGAGAGGCTGACCGAGACGGCGGAGGCCAAGGGAATCGCGGTCGTCAGCGCTGCGGCCGCGTTAATCGAGAGCGAGACCGCGGAAGCCATCTGAATCTGGGTCGATAAGGCCCCGACCGCGCTGAGACTGAGGGTCACGGCACTGACCAGCCCGGAGGAGACAAATAAATCCCCAGCGGCATTGATCGTGAGACTCGATGCACTCGCCATCGTAATGGAAGTTGTCAAGGCTCCCACGGATGAGATCGAGAGAGTCATCGCCCCGGCCATCGGAATGGCAGTACTCAAGGCCCCGACCCCGTTGATCGAGACGGTCACCGCTGACGCAAATCGGATCGCCGTCGTGATCGCCGCCGTGGCCGTGATCGACAGGGACATCGCACTCGCCATCGTGATCGAAGTCGTGAGGGCGGCAG